AATTTTATGTTACCTTTATTATCTATATGTGCGATATTTTTGTAATCATTACCATCTTCTTCTGCTTTGTTATAAATAGTTAATCCATTTCCTTTACGAGCCATACCAATATCGTATTTTGCTTCGTTTATTGATTCAATAATTGCCTTAAACTTTGAATTACTTTGGGTATATTTAAAAGTCTTTGTACCTTTTTGTTTCGAATCGGGTAGAACAATATCAACTTTGGCAGTTATTGTTATATCACCAGAACCCTTACCCAATTTTGTTTTGATATTTGAAATTTTAGTAACTATGTGTTTATTACCAATAAGTGAATCTCTTACACGACCAAATAATATTTTTTGTAAATAATCATCACCATCAGCATATTTACTCATTTCTATAGCTCTCCAAATATTTTTTTCAATTACTGCAAAAACGTTTTCGTTTACTGATTCATTTTGATTGAAAGATTTAGAAACCTTAACAGTAGTTGGGCCCGATGGTGCATCTGTGAAATTAACCGATATTGATTTAATTGAGTTATCCTTATATCTCAATACAGTAATCATTGGTTGTAATGCCCTAACAATCATTTTTGTAGGTGTTTTATAGTAAGATGCAATCTTTTTAACTTTTGAATCGTTTTCTAACTCTTTGTTAAAATCAGCAAGAGCAGTATCATATTTAACTTCGTTTACTGATGGTTTCTTAATCATATCAGTAAGTTTCATCGATTCGTTTGCGAACTTTTCAGCATTCTCTTTATCTTCTTTATCAACATTAGTAACTTTGTAAGTTTTCCCATCCACTTCAAATTCACTATCACCATTTGCGATTGCTTTTGCTCTTGCTGAACCGAATTCATTACCTTCTTCAATTTCATTAAGTTCACTAATTTCATAATACTTTCCTAACACTTCACCAATCTCATCGTAAGATGCTTCTAATCTTTGTTGTAGAGTTGATACTTCTTTAAGAGTTTTTTCGAATACTCTGAATGATTCACCCATTCTCTTCATATGTCTACCAACTGTAACATTATCGAACCAATCTCCAGTTTCTGAAAGAGTTACTTTACGTGCTACTTCAACCATATTTTTGATTGATTCGTAAACTTCAGATAAACCTTCGTTTCTATAAACAGATTCACCATATCTTTTATATTGTCTAACTGCTTCATAGAATGCCTGCTTTTGTTCTTCAGTCATTTCCATTTTACCAGTATTAGTTTCTTCTGTTTCTTTTACAAATGCAGTTGCAAATGGGTTTGAATATACTCTTCCCATTTCTACTGATTCGTTTAATAAGTCTTTTAATTTTTTCATATGATTATCCTATAGAACAAACACCATCTATTTCGCAGATGATATCTCTTATTAATGTGTTTATTTTATTGTATGATGTTGTGTTTTTATTATTATTTACGGATTCATTTACAGGTCTCATAAATGCTCCATGCGTTGATGGGTTCGAAACGAAGTCCCAGCATATCAAATCAAAATCATCTTCTACAGTTACGGTCTTACCATTATTAGATTCTTTTACTGAACCCATACCTCTTGATGAGATACCAACAGTACAACCTGCTTCTAATAATTCTTTTAGGATGTTTCCAGCTGGTGTTTTAAGGATTTCAACTTTACCTATTACATCATCACCTTCCCACCAAACTTCTCTAATGATATGTGATGTGTTTTTTAATTCAACAACCGATGATTCAGGGTGGTCTAATTCACCAAATGCACGATTTTCTTTGATTTCTCTACCTATATACTTTTTAACTTCTCTTCTTAGAATTTCAGTTGGGTAGATTCTTCCATTTTGGTTTTCTGCTTCAGCTCGTTGTAATACACCTTCTACAATCAATCTACCATTGTTCTCTTTCAATGATTCATTGATTTGAGATTTACTCATTTTAAAAGGAATTGTATCTATTAAAAGTCTACTCATTATTTTTCCCAAACTTTTCGCTTTTTATATAAATCAAACATGATTCGTGCTACTTCATATCTTATAAGTATACGAATATCTTCCAAATCCTTATTTGAAAGTTCTTCTTTTAATACTTTTTTACTATTTTTCTTTTTCAAACTCATGCTGATAGTTCTTTTAACTTTCTAGCAACTGATAACATTCTTTCAGAAATCTTTCCAAATCTCGCTTGTGTCGATTTCCAATACTGTCCGTTGTGAACACCGGCTTCGGTTTTTAGTTTAGTATTTTGATTAACAATTCTTTCTAATTTAAACAACATACTATTGATTTCTTTGATAGAATCATTTATTTTCTGATGTTGCTTTCGTGAATCATCTGATTTGAATTCATTATATGAGATTTCATTTATTTTATTTTCTAATTTACGTTCTAACGATTCTAATTTTTTAGTATTCATCTTTTTTTCCTTAGATTTTTTATATCCTAAAACTTCAATATGGTCATCATCTAAATCATCTTCATCTGTGCTCTTTGCAAATGCTTTTGGTGTTCGAGGTGGACCTGCCCCACCATCTAAATTACCAGTTACATTAGTTTCTTCTAATTCTTCAAACTTGTCTTCGATTTCTTTTAGGAAACTTTTCATTTGAAAACCTTTTTTAACTCATCATACAATTCATAATATCTAAGTAGTGATAGAACTTGTGATTCTGTTATAACTTTAGATGATTTAAGTTTAGATGCTAATGTAATTACTTCATTAACTTTTATTCTAGTTACTTTATCAGTAATTTTTATTGATTTTAATGATTTCTGCAATTGATTTGCTTCTCTAACAACAAAATTCTTTAATTTTTCTGAATTATCAACTGATTCGATGTATTCTTTAAGAATACTTCGTTGTTTGTTTGATAAATTTGTATATTTGTTGTTAAAATTCTCTACTAACATCTTCCAAGCCAATAATCTAACTTCTTTTGGTTGCTTTGTGTAATCTTCATTGATTGTTTTAGCAATTTTATCAGAATTTTTAGATTTTCCTGTTAAATGTTCCATCAAAGTTGATTTACATTCAACATATTGCTTGGGGTTATCTGAATTTTTGTATTCAAACAACTTATAGATAGATGCATTTTCTTTATAGTTAGAAACTCTATACTTAAAAAAATCTTCTAATACAAAATTCTTCTTAATATCCTTAATTAAGTTGTATTTTTGTTTAGTTAGAGTAGTTTCCGTAAGTTTTGCTCTTTCTTTTAAGATAATATTAAGGAACTCACCTGCTTTATACTCCGAATTGAATGATTCTTTGATAGCAGATTGATATAATTTAAGTTCTTTAGCTAATTCAGTATTTTTACTAAAGTGTTTTTTTATAATAGCAGTTGCTTTTGAATCTTTATTGTTCAAAGTATCTGCTGCAATCTGCCTTACAAGTAATTCAAAAAGAATACCTGTGTTTCTATACTTGCTATGTTTAATAATTCTCATTAGTTCCTTCTATTTTAGGTAGAATAACCATATATTTATTAATAAATATCTTAATTATCAGAATTCAATATATTTTTTTCATCTAACAATGATGGTTCTGTAATTATATCATCAGTTTTAAGAGATTCAGTAATTATTTTTTTAGTTTTTATTTTAGATTTCATTTTAGATAACATAGAATTAGTTGCTTCTTTATTCAATACTTCATTTGCATTATAAGAATGTCTTACTGAATCTGCTTTTACACTAATTGATTTATTACCTAATGGGTCTCTACCAAATGGTGATTTATCTTTACCATATGTTCCACCTTCTTTTGGTCTACCTGCTCCAGGATGACCACCTTCGGGTGAACCACCTATATTCTCACCAACTGCTCCATCATCACCACCGTCAGCACCTTGTTGTGCTAATGATGCCAAATCATGTGGTGTTCCAAATGATTCCCCAGTTTTAGCTGGGTCGTTACCCTCTTGTTCAATTTGTTCGTGTCTGAAACCGAGTTTCAAATCGTTGATAACTTTATATTGTTCCATCTTCCATTCATCTTCACTCATATTAAATATATGAGTATACATCCATTCTTGAGATAACATTTTTAAATCTTTCATATCTCTAACTAATGATACCTTTTCAGACCAAAGTGCTGCTTTCTCTTGCTCATAAATAATAGATGGTGTAGTAAGTTCTAATTCAAAGTTTACTAAATCTTCATCCGTATAACCTTGTGTATACAAATGAACAACTGCAATCTTAGTTAATTCTGAAAGAACAATCTTTTGGATTCTTTCAACTGAACGAGCGAATCTAATATCTTCTTGTGCTAATGTTGCTTTACCTTCAACACCTTCTTCGTATCCAATAAATGCTTTAGGAACTTTTAAAGCTGCCATCATTCTATTTCTTAGATATTCTATATCTTCGATTCCAGTAAATTCCATACCACTTAAAGTATCAATCTCAGTTCCACTTTGTCCACCCCTAACAGGAAGATAATAATCTTCTAACATATTTTGAAGATTAAATTTTAAGTTGTATTCACCTGAACTTTCATCAACATAAGGAATTTTCTTCATTTGGTCGATGATATTTTTCATATAAGAATCAACTTCTGCTGGTGGAATATTTCCAATATCAATTTTGAAGATTCTCTTTTCAGGTGCTCTCATAATACGATGTATCATCATTGCATCTTCCATAAGGATTAATTGTTTCCAATGCTTTCTTGCACCTTCTAACAATGAACGACCATATGGTAAGAAGTTTGTATCAGTTAATAATCTAAAATGTGCTACTTGAAATGATTCTAAGAATTTAGTATTATTTCTTTGAGAAATTGCTGCTGTGTTTTGTTCTTCAACTTCGAAACGAACTGAGTATGGGTTATCCATATCATAACCTTCTTCTCTTCTTGTTTCGTATGCTGATAATGGTGATACATTTACAATACCTAACTCATCATCAATATCTAAGTAAAGATAGTAATCACCATATTTGTTCATACCTCTTACCCAACTCCAAAGATTAAACTCAATGTTCAATACATCATAAAATAAGTTGTGAAGTGTTTTCTTTAGTGTCTCATCTGATGAATTAATACGAAGAACATCACCCATATCATTTTTAAGGGTACATTCATCTGAGTAAATATCTAATACTGATGAAATGATGGAATCTTTATCCATTGCTTCATAATCAGTATATAACTCTAATTTGTTTGAGTGGTAGTTAAATCTTTCATTGTATGTTTGCCAATTCTTTCTTGAATTAGAACCATGCAATCTACCATATCTGTCGTAATACGCAGAACCTCTACGATTACCATCACCCTGTAAACGAGAAGAATCGACTACTTTTAGTTTATTCTTTGCGACTCTACGAACTACAACTTGGGTTGAAAATAATCGTTGTAATCTACTAAATAATGATTTATCTGCCATATTGTTATTATTTGTTATAATGTGTATACACTATAAATATTAAAAAAAATAGATTTAAGGTAATTTATACTATAATAACCAAGTAATATCTTCATCAACTCTACTATTTTTGAGTCTCCAAGAATCTTTTGCTTGTTGTGGAGTAGTTTTAAATACACCTGAATTTTTTGCTGTTAGGGATAATGCTTTTCTGTTTAATTCAATACCTTGCTGTCTTAACTTCAATGCTGTATCCCTTACCCACAATGATGTTGAGAATGATATTACCAAATCATCGTTATAACCTTGTTGTGCTTCAGCTCTACTACCATTCCATATAAATACGAATAGTTCATCAATTAATCTCTTAGAACGGATAATAGGAACTCTTTCTCTCATATAGGTATCTAACTTAGATATCACTAAAGGTCGTGTTCTACTTGTCATTGAGAAACCTGGAACCATCTGAGATTTATCTTTTAAATCATATGCTCTTTGTAAATGAACATCATCATCAACATACCCAAACTCTTTGTAAGAATAATATAAGTTTGAATAGTTTCTATCGATTGCTTCTTGGATTACTGCCCATCCAATATTTGCATTTTCAATTACTAAAAGTGCATCGTTCCATTCAGTTGCAACATTAACCAACATATTACCATAGTGTTTGGTTTCAATCTTACCTTTGTATTCTGCAACCTGCTCTACATTCTCAACATCAATAACGTGGAATGCTGAGTAATCAGCACCATCACCTCTTGCAACATCCGCTACTACAATATAATCTTTTGAGTAATTTGGTTGTGACCATATCCAATAGTTTCCATCAAAACCTCTTTTCTCTACAGGTTCTTGAATATGAGTTTCTTCATACCATTGTAAAAGTTGACCATCAACTACACTATAACCAGATGAAATGAAATCACAATCACATTCTTGTGCTGCCATCTTTTCACCTAATAGTTGTGTTTGTTCTTTTCTCCACTTTTCATTTCTTTCGGGATGAACAGTCCAATGTAGTTTGATTGGATTCCAACCATCACCTGCCTCACCCTTTAACCAAGTCTTATGAAAGAAGTTACCAACACCATTTGGAGTTGATAATACAATTGCTTT